CAACTAATCCAACTACTTTTAATGCTGGAGATAAATTTGAATTTGAAGTAGATACAACTACAGCGGGGGGAGCGGGATTGCATTGCGATTTGCTTATCTCATGGGATTAAAAACTAACAAAAAACAAAAATGGCTATCACATATCCAATCCAAGAATCTGACAGGTTTACTGTCTATGATACAAACACCTCCGCACCTCTAAAAGACGGCAGCGGGAAACCAATGACAGGACTCAAGTGGGGATCTAACGATACTTCAGAAATGATTCCTTTCTTGGCTGATAATATTAAGTGGCTTATTGAAGTTAAAGAGGCACAGCCAAGCTATGATTCTTCAACTCAGAAAATCAAAAGGCTTCCCGTTAATTACGATGTGGCTAACGAGACTGCAACAATTCAAAGCTTTGAAGTTGTCGACCTAACACAAGATGAAATTGATGCTAAAATTCCAGCTCATTTTTTAAGCCCTAACACAACTATCAAATACGATGTTGCGGTTGATGCACAAAACGCATTTACTCGTATGCTTACATTGGTTAATGAAACCCAAATGCCTAGCGAACAAGCTCTAGTTGTTAAAGATGTTCTAGGGGCTTCCATTGGTCTAACAGTTGAGCAATTCCATGCTGACATGGTTCTCTATGGACTCCACTGCTACGAGCTATTTAATTACGTTCCTCCTGCAGTTGATCCAGACGGAATGATTTAATGGATATAATCAATCCATATATTCACGGGGGCGAGGCTCTAACATTTGACGGCTTTGGAAATCGAAGCCGTAGCTTTGATGGTGTTGATGATAATGTTGATTCTATAGGCACAACAAGCAGCTTTAACTTTATTCATATAAGCAAGGTTTTTACTATCACGTTATGGGCTAAATGGGACGAGTATAACACTAATAATCCTGGGGCATTGGTCGCTAACAATTACGCTGGAAACAGCAGGGGGTTTTTACTTCAGCTTGACAACAGGACGGGGACTCAGCCTAACGGAATACGATTTATTATATACAATGCCAATCAAGCACAATTAGATGACTTAAAAATTGATAATTGCGTTCCCGATTCTGGCTGGCATCATTGGGCGTTGAGTTCAGATGGATCTACTATTTCAGCTTATAGAGACGGGACATTTATAGGGAGTTACAACTACCAACATACCGCCACTGGAAACGCTGCAAACGAATTAGGGTTAGGTTTTTTGACTAACCCAACAACTCCATTAAATCACATTAATGGGAAAATGGCAGATGTTAGAATCTATGATACTGACCTAACAGCTTCCCAAGTTTCTGACCTATACGCTGGCACAGATGTTCAAACAAATCTTGTAGGGCATTGGCTAACAGATGCAGACAACTTGCTAGATGCTGCGGGAACAAATCACGGCACTAACTACGGATCAAAGTATTCATATGATAACCCCTCACCACCTGTAGAGTTTGGCAGTGCAAGCCGTAGCTTTGATGGTGTTAATGATTATGTTGATCTTGGAAATATATTTAGCGGAGACACAGTGTTTAGTGTTTCATCTTGGATTAAAAAAGAAACAACAGATGCTAGTTTTGGAAAGGGTGTAATCTCAAAATTTGACTCTGGCAGTGGGGGTGGGGGCATAAGTTGGGTTTTGTTTACAGGGGAAACAGATGTTAGATTTCTTATAAGGCAAACCAACAATACAAATATTATTTGCACCTCTACAACCGATGCTTCAGTTGGTGAATGGTTTCATCTTGCAGCTACAGTTGACGGAAGCGAAATAAAAATCTATATAAACGGGAACTTAGAAAACACCACTGCATTTGACGGGACAATAACGACATCAACCGCAAGCGTAGTTATTGGAGCTTATAATGCGTTAACCAACGCAAACTTTTTTCAAGACGGCAAGATTGCAGATGTTAGATATTACGATACTGACCTAACAGCTTCCCAAGTTTCTGACATTTACTCTGGCACAGATGTTCAAACAAATCTTGCAGGACATTGGCTAACAGATAACGATGACGTAGAAGACAAGGCTGGAACTAATGACGGCACTAACTTTGGTTCTACTTACTCCTATGATAACCCTCCTATGGATCTAGTTCCATCTAGGCAAGCAAGCCGTGACTTTGATGGTGTTAGTGATCATGTCAATTTAGGTAACTCCACTGAGTTTAGTTTTTCAGATGGAAACAATGACGAACCTTTTTCTCTCAGCACATGGTTGAAAATTGATGATAATTCAACATTTAGAGTATTGGGTAAGGATAATGGTATAGGCTCTGATAGAGAATGGCTTTTAGCTACTGATGCTGGGGGCAACTTAAATATCTATTTAATAGATGGTGGAGTATTTAGAGGTAGAGAATACACAACCCCACTACCAGAGAATGAATGGCTACACGTATCAGCTACCTATGACGGAAGCGGGGGAGAAAACTTTAGGTTGGGTTTAAAGTTATATGTAAATGGCGTTCAAGTTGACAATGCGGATTTTGGATCTGCAGGCTACGGAGCTATGGATGTAAACACAGCTAATAATGTTTACATTGGAAGATACGCTACAACCTATGCAGACGGGAAATATGCAGATGTTCGCATCTACGATACTGACCTAACAGCTTCTCAAATCCTAGACATCTACAATGGCACAACAGATAGAACTAACCTAATTGGTCAATGGCTAACTAACAGCGATGACGTTTTAGATCATGCGGGAACAAATGATGGAACTAACAATGGTTCTACTTACTCAACTGATAGCCCATCTTAAAAATAATGAGTTCATATTTATCACATAAAAGAAAAGGATTTCAAGGGGCTGGGGGCGTTCCCTTTGGCAATTCCTCTAGGAGTTTTAATCAGCTACATAAAGAGGCAATCATTATTCCAGACACTAATTTATTGACGTTTGGTGATGGAACAAACGACTCGCCTTTTTCAATATCTTGCTGGGTTAAGATAGAAGATATGAGCAGATTCCGTATTTTTACAAAGTATGATTATGTAAATGCTGGCAATTCTAATATTGAATACATATTTACCACTGATGGTAATGGTTTTTTGATTTTGATATTAGCAGATAATTCGGAAGGCACAACGAGTTACCAAGGAATAAAAAGCGCATTTAATCTTTCCTCAAGAATAGGAATTTGGACTCACTTTGTTGCTACATACGATGGAAGAGGCGGGGCTACAGCTAACCAAGGGTGCTTCTTTAGTATAGGTGGAGTTCCAATGACAGTTACTCAAGCCTTTACGAGTGCTAGTTATGTGGCAATGGAAAATACAAACTCTAATCCAGCAATAGGAATAGCGAACGAAAACGCTGGAGTGAGATATTTTTCAGAAGGCAAAATGGCAGATTGTAGAGTTTATGATAGGGTTCTGTCTTCACAGGAGATAACTGACCTTTATCAAGAAACCGATGTTCAATCTGGTCTTGTCGGGCATTGGCTGACAGATGTTGATTCAGTAGAAGATCAAAGCTCTAACAACTTAGGCGGGGCAGACACAGTAAGTCTGTCAACCTCCACAAGCGTTCCACCTCTACCAAGTAACCCTGTATTTGGAAACAGGTATTTATTGTGTAATGGTAGTGATTTTTTTACAGTTAGACAGGATTCTGCTATGGAATCAATCTTCCAATCAAGTCACACCTTTGCATTTTGGGTTAAGTTTATTGACGGGAATCCAGCAAGTTCAGAAATGATTTTTGCTGCGCAAAGTGCAAGTGGTCCTAGTGTAACAAGAGTTTCTTTTTTCTTAGGTAGTGATGGAAAAATGACTCTCGGCTACATTGAGACTGGAAACCAAGGGAGAGCTAAGACAACAACAGCACAGGCAAATGGGTTGACTGATTGGGTTCATGTGGTTGGCATCACTACGCAAGCAGGAATGAGCGTTTACCTTGATGGGGTTCAAGAAACTTTAGACGCAACTGATGACGGAGATATGTCTTCGGCAACAATGTCTAATTACAGCAATTCTACAGATATTTTTGTAGGAGCTAGATCAGTTGTTAATGATCCAGATTTGTATTTAAATGGGAGGATTTGCGATTTTAGAATTTATTCAAAGGCTTTATCACAATCAGAAATAAACGATCTAGTTGCTGGCACAGATGTTCAAAGCGGGTTAGAGCATCATTACTTAACTAACGATGATGACAGGCTAGACAAGGCAGGAAACAGCGATGGTTATGATAGCTCAGTTTACAGACCAAACGATGCACCATAAATCATGAGCTTTCAAAGTGACATAATAAACTTTTCTAACAAGTCAGCTAAAGAAGTTGACCGCATTAGAAGGGGAACAATTATCAAGCTGTTCTCCCAAGTGATAGATGATACTCCAGTAGATACGGGGAGGCTGCGGGGCAACTGGAGAACTTCAGTAAATAAAACGCTAGATGGAACTTTAAGCAGTAAGGATAAAAACGGCACAGCAACAAAAGGCAAAATCCTAAACAAGCTTGGGAAGTTTGGTGATTCTGTTCATATGACTAACAACTTGCCTTATGCTAAAGTTGCAGAGTATGGACAATGGAATGGACCTACTGAAAAGGTAACTGCTAGCGGATTCAGCAGAAAAGCCACAAAGGGAATGATGAGAAAAAATGCTCTTAGAGCAAAGAAGATTCTTAGAAAAATGGCGAGACAAAAGCAAATTTAAATTATGAGTTCATTAGTTAGATCAGCATTAGTAAAAGCTTTCATGGATTTAAGCACAGCGGAAGGCTGGACTTATAAAATCATCACTGAAAACAGCCCACAAGAGCCAGATAAAAATAACGTCTGGATTGGTCTAACATATTTGCCAGATGTTCCAGAAGTTATAACGCTTGGAGATGGTGGAGAAGATGACTTAGAGGGAATACTTCAGTTAGACATTTACGTTCCAACAGGCAAGGGCGAGAAGGAAGCGTTAGATATAACCGACAAACTCAGAAGTTACTTTACAGCGGGTAGGCGTTTTGTTTATAGTGGGCAGGAGGTTGTTATTCGCAACTGTGGCAGAACGGATGGATTTATTGCTAACAACTTTTTTAGAGTGCCTGTGTCGGTGATCTGGTATTCTCGCTTAACACGCACAATTAACTAAACACCAAACACAAAAAATATTATGTCAGATGCTTCACGCCATGCCCTTTACTCTGTAGAGGAATCAACTTACGGGGTAACACCCGCAACTCCTTCATTCAAAAAGCTACGCCATACGGCTGTTAGTCTTGGAATGTCGAAAGATATCACTGTTAGCGAAGAGCTAAGAGAAGATCGCCAAATCAAATGTGCCAAGCACGGGGTCAAAGCCGTAGCTGGAGATATTGGCTTTGAAATTTCCTATGGATCTTATGACGAAGAGCTAGAAGCTGTTCTGTTAGGCACTTGGGAAGTTGACGGAGGCGGCACTGATATTGACCGCTTGAAGGGTGGAGTTACTCGCAGAAGCTTTAGCTTAATGCGCCATTTCTCAGATCAGCTTGCAGCGGATAAGCCTTACTATATTTACACGGGAGTAGAGTATAACACTCTTAACCTAACTGTAGCCCCCGTAGGCACTCTCACAGGCTCTTTTGGAACTATTGGGCGTGATATGTCAGTAAACCAGACAGAGCCAGCAGGATCAACCCTAGGGACAACTAGCGCAAACTGTCCTTTCAACGGATTTACTGGATCTGTTAAAGTAGACGGCTCTGTTATTTCAATCATTACGGAACTTACTCTGACTCTTGAAAATGGGCTTGAGCCTCGCAACGTAGTTGGATCAGATCTAACTGAATATCCAACTATTGGACGTTCTACCCTAACAGGACAAGCAACCATGTATTTTGAGAACGCCCAACAGGTTGAAAAGTTCATTAACGAGACAGAATCAAGCCTTGAGTTTGAACTTAACGATGGAACTAACAAATATGAATTTTTGATTCCTCGCATCACTTATACAGGAGGGGCTAACCCCGATGTGAGCGGAGCGGGTGCAATCACCCTTGCAGTGCCATTCCAAGCACTGGTTGATGATACAACAGTATTATCTAACATACAAATAGATCGCTCGGCAGTTTAATTCTTTTCTGCCTCATGCTGGGAGGGGTGCGTATTCCCTAGCGATAATCACGCACACTAATTAAAACAAAAACATGAAAGACCTAGAAGGATTCGCCACAGCGAAACTAGCAGAAGAAGGGGTTAAGATCCCTCTAACAGACGTTGAAGGAAACAAAACAAAACATTGGATCAAAATCAAAAGCACTGATTCAATTTCATTTAAAAAGGCACAATCTAAATTCAGAAAAAAGATTGTTGCAATACATGAGCAAGAAGAAGCTGATGACTCTTTACAATCAATTCTTGAAACTGAGAAATTGAGCTTGGATTTGTTGGCTTGTCTTATCATTGGGTGGAGCTTTAAAAATGATGATGGCACTCCTTACAAATGCACAAAGGCTAACGCAATTAAGCTCCTAAAAGATGCGCCTGTTTTAGCTCAAGAAATTGATGCAGCATCCGCAAGAAGGAAAAATTTTATCAAAAGGAGCTTAGACGAATCGAGCGATTTGCAGAAGAACAATTTAAGCTCCAAAAAAGACCAGAAGGCAGTAGCACAAGCCAAGTAGAACACCTAAAGCAAGTTTGGAAAACTACAGGAGTTAAGCCAAAAGAGTTAGAAGAATTAAAGCCGTTACCAGACCGCCTATTATATATTTTACAATATTACCAAGAATTAAAAACAGATAAGGCTATAGACTTTAATGAGATTGCTTGCTGGTCAAACCTAACAGGAATTGAACTAAGCAATTTTGAAATTAAAGCAATTAGAATTATAGACCAAATCCAACTGAATAGTTTACATGATTGAAGACGTAGCAAGATTAAGACTAACAGTTGATTCGACTGGTATAAACGAAGCCAGAGCAAAGCTAAACACTTTAGGCACTAGCGGGAAATCATCGCTTGATAAAGTAGGAGCGGGGGCAACGGCTTCTAGGCTTGCCATTGGGGCTATGGCTATTGGAGTTACTGCAGTTGGGGTAACGATTGCAAAAACTACAGCACAGTGGCTAAAGTTTAATGTAGCCATGAAGGAAGTGCAAACCATTGCGGGGGTTAGCGGAAAAGAAATGGATGGTCTAAGGCTTAAAGCTCTTGGAATAGCTCAAGCATTAGGGGTTGATGCTACAGAGGCAGCGCAAGGTTTTTACCAAGCAATTTCAGCGGGAGTTCCTACTGGCGAAGTTGATAAATTTGTTAGAGTTGCAGCGCAATTAGCGCAAGGCGGTTTGGCAGATATTGGATCTTCTACAGACCTTCTAACAACTGCATTAAACAGTTATGGAAAATCAGCTAGCGAAGCTGAAAAAGTAAGTGACCAATTATTTAGAACAGTAAAGCTAGGCAAGACAAACATTCCACAATTAGCCAAGAGCCTTGCCAGAGCATCCGCTACAGCAGCTACAGCGGGAGTTAGCCTAGAGGAACTGTTAGGCATTACTGCAGCAACTACAAAGCAGGGGGTTAAAACGGCTGAGAGTTTCACACAAGTTAAAGCTGCAGTTGTAGCACTATTGAATCCATCTGAAACGATGGCTGCAATCTATGAGAAGTTAGGCGTTGAGGGTGGCAGAGCTTTAATTGAGCAAGAAGGATTAGCGGGAGCTTTAGAGCAAGTTAGATTGGCTGCAAGTGGAAGTGATCAAGTTCTAGTAAAGGCTCTAAGATCTATTGAGGCATACAGCCTAACAGCAGCCATTACGGGGGCTAAATTAGGAGAAACAAAAAAGGCTATTGAGGAAGTTGGCAAGGCTTCTGGAGATACGGCAGCAGCTTCTAAAATAGCAGGGGAAACTTTAGGAACTTCATTTAAGAAGCTTGGCAACTCGTTTTTGATTTTTGCTGAAAACGCAAACCAAGCTACAGGAGCTAACGAAGGGCTTTCTGGATCTATTGCAAGACTAGCAGACATAGTAGCCGATCCAGAAATTTTCAGTGCTTACGTGGAAGCTTTGCAGCAATTCCCCGCTATTGTTGGAAGGTTTATTTTCTTAGGTCAAGGCGCAGAGCAGCAAGTTAAAAACTTTGGCAAAACACTAGATGACGGAGCGTTAGATTTAGCAAGGTATAGCGCAGCTATAAAAGATTCAGCAGATAAAAGAGCATTGGCAGGGGCAAAGCAAATAGAAATTGCAGCGAGAGTTTTAAAGGCTGAAAAGGCATTAGCAATGCAGAGAGAAATAACCCAAGGCTACGGAGGGCAAGAGGGGTTAGATGCGTTAGATGCAGACATTGAAAAGGTTTCAGCATCTTTAAAGATAATGGCTGACAACCTAAATAGGGGCAAAATAACTCTAGCTGAATACAAGAAAGGGCTATCTGATCTTGCAAATCTTAAAAGCGCAAGAAATAGAGTTGCTGAAGAAGTAGAGGCAACAAAACAGTTAGAAATCCAACTTGGTGTTTATAAAAGAATAGGAGGTGCAGGAGGGCAGATTAAACAAGAGCAATTTAAAATTGCGGTTGAAGTTGAAAGACTCAACCAACTTCTAAAAGATTCTAAAATCACTACTGAAGAATGGAAAGCTGAGACAGAAAAACTTAAACAGTCTTACGCAGAAATAGAAGGAAGGGTTAAGGCTTTTGGGCAAATATACGCAACTTTATTTGGCGATGTTGTTAGATATAATGCGGAAGCAATAAAGATAGGAGAAAGAGCCTTAGAGCTTGGCAGCGCACAGATTAGGGTTGATGCAATTTTAAATGAAAACACCGATAAAAACATAGCACTTCTTGAAAAGAAGCTTACTGCTTTTGATGATCTATTGGCGCAAAAAGAAGAGCTAACCGCTGCAGAGCAAGCAATAAAAAACCTTTTAGAAAATCAATTAGGCATCCTAAAACAGCAAACTGCAGAGGCAGGGAAAAGCGCAGCTTTAGTAAACAGGGAATCAATTAGAGGGCAGCTTGCAACAAAAGAAGAAAGAGCCTCCATCAACTATACCAATACAGTAACACAAATTCAAAAAGGCGAATTTGATCCAGAGGAAGAAGCCCTTTATTTGCAAAGAGCAACTGATCTATTCAATAAAGACATAGAGCCAGACAAAGAAAAAGCAACTAGCATTTCAAGCGCAGAACAAGACGAGGAAAGGATTAACTCGCAAGTTGAAATGATTAGTAGGCAATACGCAACGGAATTAGAGTTGCTTGCTATTCATGAAGAAGAAAAGAGAACCCTTATAGACGAATCTACAAGGCTAACTCATGAGCAAAAAAACGAGTTAATAAATAAAATTGATGCAGACGGAGTAGAGGTAAGAAAAGCGATTGCAAGAGAGGAAATGAATCAAAAGCTTGATGCTACAAAAGAGCTTTTTGGAGGCATGAGCGCACTTGCTAAGGCATTTGGCAAAAAGGGATTTAAAGCGCAACAAGCTTTTGCAATCGCAGAGGCTACAGTAAACACTTTTCAAAGTGCCACTAAGGCTATGGCTACCATTCCCCCGCCATTCAACTACATAGCTGCAGCGGGAAGCATTGCTTTCGGATTGGCTCAAGTGGCGCAGATAAAATCTCAACAGCCCCCAGCATACCAGCAAGGCGGTATTGTTGGCGGTTCTTCATTTGGAGGTGACCAGCTAACAGGCAGAGTTAATAGCGGGGAAATGATTCTAAACAAGACTCAGCAAAGAAATCTTTTCGCTCAAGCTAACAACCCAATAGCGGGAGGTAAAAGCGGAGGCAATGTTACAATAGTAAACAATGCCCCTGTTCAGTTAGAGGGAGAAGTAGAGCAAGACGAGGAAGGCAACTTTAAGATAATTGTTGAGCAAGCAGTAGCACAAGCTAAGATTGAATTAACAAACGAAGCCAGAGAAGGAGGCGGTGATTTTGTTCCAGCATTGGAAACTAACTACGGATTAAATAGAAAATAATATGATTAATTGGAATGATACAACCCTGCCTAATCCTGCAACTTTAAGCGTAAAAAACAAGAGCCAGAATCTTCGCAAAAAAATGGAGTCTGGAAGGACTGTGCAAAGGAATAGATGGTCAACACCTTTAGAAGAAGGCACAGTTGCTTTTTCATTCTTAAAAGAGCAATTTCAAATCTTTAAAGGAGTCTGGAAGCACTATCTAAAAAACGGAAATGATTGGTTTTTAATTGATTTGCCAGTAGGAGGCGCACAAGTTCTAACACAATGCCAAGTTAAATTTGTTTCTGATTTTACTTACAAGTATAGAAGCATAGGATCAGTAGCCGTTCAAGCAAGTATAGAGTTTTACGAGGTTGAAACCATAAATGAGTTAGAGTTAGGAAACTTGATTGACGTAGGCGAACTAACAATAGCGGGAGAGGAAGATACCATTGTAGCAAAGTTTGTCAACAATACTGGGCTTTCTTCAGCAACTACGCTGAAAATGCAGTTGAGAACAGTTGATAATACTGTGCCAGTAGCTTACCAGTTTTGGGATGGCACTATTGGTCTAACAACCAACTCATTTATTCCGACAAAGACCCTGCCCATAACAACACAACAGGAAACTTTTGTTGTTAATGCTTACGCTAACATATCAAACTCAAATCCAGCCCCGAAGCCATCGCAGGTTTTAGATTATGTAGCTTTCTCTAACTCCCCTCTTCTTTCTGAGTTTAATCCAGTTGCATCTCACCCAAAGCATTATTGGCGAGTGATGGATTTTACAACTTGCACTAATTGGAATATGCCAGAGATTAACGGCACTTTTCGATACCCAATAAAAGATAATTTTCGACAAATACGAATGACGGGCATTAGCAAAATGGCAAACCTTATTTTAGAGCTTGAGGATAACGCTACAATGCTGGGTTGGGTTAGCGGAACAGTGGGTTTAGAAATTAACTCAAACACCTTACTTTCAAACTTTGAAACAACCCCCGCTCCTAGTCTTTCAAAATGCAGCCTTAGAAGGTGTAAAATGCAAAATAACGATGCTCTTGCTGCAATAGATCTTAGCGAATATGAATTTTATTCTGACACTTCTACAAGCTCAGACCCAGATCTTGAAATATCTGGTAATGCGGCTCTAACAACTGTCACAATAAACGGCTGCCCAAATGTCGCAGTTAATCACGGCAGAGGAAATATTGATTTTCACTCTAACCCTTCACTAACAACAATAAATATTCTTGGAGACAGTCCCTTTCCGTTTAGAGCTACTTGCAACTGGACAAATTCCGCTTTGGATATGAGTGCATTGAAAGCAGTAGTTGATAATTTATATGGGGATTCTACTTATGGAGCTAATAAAATAAGAGTTTCTGGAAACCCTTGCTGGAACTCTAACGCTTTATTTCCTGCAAGATCCAGAACTGATATTGGCATATCATCAATAACAAGCACAGCTACAGATTTCACAGTTACCACTTCTGTTAGTCATGGATTAACTGCAGGAGATTATACAGTGATTGCGGGGGCTTCCGTTTCGGATTATGACGGCTTGCACACTGTGACGGCTTCTACCTCGACAACTTACACAATAACTAGCACAATCAATGCGGGTTCTTCATCTGGTGGCACTACAAGTCAAGAGGGGGAGCAAGATACTGCTTATGTTGAAGAAACAGCCTTGGCTAATAATTTTGTTTGGGCAGCATAATATAAATTTAGAATTTTAAGCCATGAACACAAGTTATACGGAAGCACTAAAAGAAGTTGGCTCTCTAAATCACAGAGACATACCAATTTTAGAAACTGTTAGTATTTATCACCCAACGGGGGGTTCTATAAATATAGTCAATGACAGAGAGCCTCTAACAGCTTGGGCTGATTCTGCATCGTATGATCTAAAGGTTATTTATGAAGCGGGTTCTTTCAGTCTTTCTCTGCCACAATCAAACAGTGACGGAGTTAGCTTTGTTAATGTTGCCTTCCCTAACATTGACGGGAAAGCCTCCAAGTTTCTAAAAAGCGTTCCAGTAGAAAGCACAGCCCCAATAAGTTTAGTTTACAGGATTTATTTAGGAGAAAATAATTTAGGCTACAATCCAGACACTCACTATAATGGTTATCCATTACCTCAAAACGATCCACCTCTAACAGTTGAAGTTCTTGGAGTGCAAATCACCCCTTTCCAGATTAATGCAAGGGCAACCTTCAGATCATTAGTTAATGCAAAATATCCATCCAAACTCTATACCATCGAAGATTTCCCAGCCCTTAATAATTAGCCTTATAGGTTGCAAGTATTTGTCTGGTGGGCTTAATCGTAATGGCTTTGACTGTTGGGGGCTTGTCTGGTATTTTTACAAGGAGTTAGGAATTGAAACCCCCAAGCCTTTCGAGTATATAACGAGAACAACTAACAAAGCAAAAAACGCTGCGACCGAAGAAATAAAAGGCAAATATCTAAAGGAGGTAAAAGACCCAAAAGATTTTTGCGTTGTTTCTTTTAAAAGAGGAAACTTTGCAATTCATACGGGAGTTTATTTCCCCGAAACCAAAAGCGTTTTGCATTGTGTAGGGAAACTTGGTGTGGTTTACGAGCCACTAAAAAGAGCAGAATTAACAAGATCAATTAAAGGAACTTTTTTAGAATGGCTTTAGTAACAATAACAGAAGACGCACAAGATCCACACGCAACTAGGTGCATTAATTACAAGGCAGAAGGAACGCTGTTAGAGTGTGCTAACAAGATGCTAGGAGAATGGGAGGAAACTCCTTGGATGTGCGTTTTGATGAGGGGAGAAGACAGATTTCACCCATTAAGAGAAGAATGGGGGGAGGTTGAATTAGAAGAGAATGATAAGATTTGTTTCATCGTAAACATAGGAGAACCGATAACGATAATAATAGCTATTGTTGTAATTCTGTTAGTGATTGCAGTTTTGTTTCTTGTTAGCCCCGCAGCACAAGATACTCCAGAAAGCGGAGATCCAGTGTTTAGTATTGATGGACAAAAAAACCAAGCAAGACTGAATCAACCTATTGAAGATAATTTTGGAACTAACAAAGTTTATCCTTCATACATAATGCAACCTTACACCTTGTATAAGGACAATAATCAATATCTATACCAAAGGTTTACGTTAGGTCATGGGGTTTATTACTTTTCTGGAAACCCGCCCTACCCTGCAGAATGGGAGCAAGAAGTTGTTTTGTTAGATGATGCGAGAACAGAGGATAACGATAATGTTTTGTATGATACACTTGGGATTTTTGGTAACAGTCCAAACTCAAGGCTTACTCGTCATGGTCATAATAATATAAGTCTTTGCAGACAGGTTAACAGCATACAAATGATAGCATCTAACCAAAATGGTTATACTGGCTATGTAGGACCTTTCAAAATCAACCCGCCTAACACTACCATTCAGCAAATCGCAAATGATATAAGTCTGCCAAATGGTGGATATAGAATGAACAAAGAAGGAAAGATGCGTTCTGTTAGTTTTGGGGTTAGATTTGAGATAAGAGAAATTGATAAAGACAGCAATCCAGTTGGAGGGTGGGCTACTCTTACAAGCTATTCAAGAAGCTTCCAAACCGCACAAGCGCAAAGATTTACTCTTTATGCAAATGCCCCCTATGCAGCAAGATGGGAGATAAGAGGCATTAGAACAAATAAAGAAATAACAGACGGCAAAGGAAATAATTCTTATAATTGGGATTTATGCAAAGGATACAGAGGGAATGTCGATGCAACTGCCAACACAAATTTGACTTATTTTGATTTCCCTTGGTTCTCAATGGAAACTTTAGCCTCTCAAAACACGCAAGCTAACAAGGTAACAGTTTTATGCACAAGAAATGTAAGAGTTCTAACTTCTGACTTTGCTACGGATTGGGTAGGGGCTGCAGAATTTGCCCCAGATGAAACAAGAAATCCCATTTGGGCAATGACAAGTATTTTAAGAGCCGATTGGGGAGGCAGAATGGAAGGGCGAGAGCAAGAGCTTATGGATATCCCCGCAATTAGGTTCGCTGTAGCTCAAGCGAAAGCAGCGGGAGAAACTTTTGATTGGTCATTTACAAAATCAATGACTGTCTGGAACGCTATTAAAATGTGTTGTTTCGTTTGCCGATGCACTCCGATAATGGTAGGGGGAAAGATCAGCGTAATTCGTGATATTCCAAGCAATATTCCTGTAGCAATTTTCAACAGAGAAAATATACTTGAAGGAAGCTTGAAACTAACAAGAAGAATTTGGAATAATGATCTCAATGACGGATTAAAGGCTACCTATTTAGATCATGAAACTTGGACTAATGAAACTGTAGTTGCCACAATAGGAACGCAAACAGCATCAAATCCAAAAACCATTAATCTCTCTGGCGTAACAAATAGAGATCAAGCGCAGAAGCTAACAAATTATCTTTGGGCAAGTGAGTATTACAATAGGCAGCAGATTAAATTTGAAACTGATTATTCTGGAATCGCTTTGACCTATGGAGATGTTATAAAAGTTTGCACTGATGTTTCAGAAAACGGGCAAGATGGATATGTAAAGGCGATAGACAATAACCGCATCTTCACATTATCAGAAATACCAGTTTTCTCAATAGGGGCAACTCACACAATTATATTTAGAAAAAAGAATGGGGAGTCATACGGACCTTTTGAGGTGGTGGCAGTTGCGGGAGAAGAATACCAAGTTGAATTAGCAAATCCGTTAGTTCAGATAGACCCGCTTTTAATTCCTATAGATGAGCAAAAACACCAAAATCCAATATACATTTTCGGACCTCTGGAAGATGACGGCTATTTGTGCAAAATAAACAAAGTCGTTTCTAACAGCTATGACAAGATGACTATTGAATGTGTAGTTGAAAACTTTGGTAGATTTGAAAAAGATGCAGACCAAGCCCCGCCAATTTATTACGAGCCTTTAGATCCAATTCCAGTTGCGCCTATTGTCACCAATCTGCAGCAAACAAGCTACAACGAAACAACCAGACTTGTAACCTTTTCTTGGGATGCTGCAGTGGGGGCTATAAGCTATTTAGTTGAGTATTCGTTAGACGGAGAAACCTTCATCCAAATATCTAACAACTCTAGCAGCACGACATCTAGCTTTACTCTTTCAGCAGATCATGACATTGAAGAAGAAGAAGTAATGCTTTCTGTAGCAGCGACCATTACAGGAAGTGATACTGGACAAAAAACTACAATCTCTGTTAGAGTAGATGCACCTACAACCTTATCAGATAGCGAATCCCCAACAGCTAACATTCTAATTGATTTAGAAGAAGACGAATTTGGAGATCAAGTAACATTAAACACAGACTAAAAACATGGCACTAACAGCAGACAAATTTATCATTCCTAATGGCGTTCCAAACTTGGGAGTTCAAAAAATGGAATCATCAACAATCGGAATCACAGACTTGTGGGATTTTGGCATTTTTGATTATAGAAACACACTAGCCCCGCAATCTCTAACGGGAGGAACTCCGATAGCATTAAACAATAACGGGGCGGGAGTAGAAACCTACAAAAACTTGCCAGATACAGAAGTTACTGATGTCTGGAACACGGCAACTAACAGATTTGGTTTTGCTGAATTAAATATCGGAGACATGATTGATATTCGGTTAGATCTTGAGGTAACTACTTCTGTAGTAAACCAAACTTTTTCTATTGATATGGAGCTAGGGCAAGGAGGAACAGCTTTTACAGTTCCATTCGTAGTAAACCAAGAACATAAAACGGCTGGGGCGGTTGCGGTTATCAGATACAATGGAATCTACATGAGAAACTCAAACACCATCACAAATCCAGCGCAATTTATTCTTAGTTCAGCAGATGATCTAACAGTAGATGTTCACGGCTGGTATTGCAAAGTAACTAAAAAAGGAAGATAACTCTAACAACAAAAATAAAATTATGAATCCACTATTATCATACGCAAGGCACTGCATCGTTATTGCAGTTTTTTACATTGTCGAAAAATACGATCTTCCAATGGAAGGAGCAAGCGAAGCAATCGAATGGATTGCTCTAGCAGTTGTCACTTCCGCTACTTGGGCAATCACAAAATACGGCAAACCCATCATTGAGAAAATGAAGGGTGGAGTTGGGTTAGTTATCGTATCCGTTTTTATCTCTTTAGGGCTTGTAAGCTGTTCTAATGGCACTTTGCCGTTCAGTATAGGGATCAAGATGCAAGACGGCTTAGAAGCCGAATACAGCGCAAAGGGAGGCATTAAGTTTTTTGTAGATCCAACAACTAGCAAGTAATGGGCTTTGAGCTTACAGGGATGGCGTGGAATCCTGCAGAGTTTGAATTGTATATTGAGCAAATACCTATTAACTCTTGGGCTAAATCTGTTACTGTTCACCATACTTACTCGCCCAATCTAGCAGACCGCCCTAACGGCTGGAAAACGCAACATTTAGAAAACCTAAGAAACCACTACAAAAATATTCTGGGGTGGTCAGCAGGACCTCACTTGTTTACAGATGAAAAAGCAATCTTTGGTTTGAGTAGTTTATACAAGCGAGGTGTTCACGCTAAGAGCTTTAACAAGGATTCAATAGGAATCGAAATGTTAGGCAATTACGAAAGCGATGATCCTAAAACGGGGAGAGGTTTAGAGGTAGTTAAACTAACAGCTTTAACAGTTGCAATTTTGCTTAAAAAAATGCACCTTAAAGCAGACAATCAAACCGTTCTTTTTCATCGTGATGATCCTACAACAAATAAAACTTGTTGCGGATCTTTGATAGAAAAGGAATGGTTTTTGTCTTTAGTAAATGAGCATTACGACTCAGAAAAATCTCTAACAGTTGAAGAACGCCTTACAAAAATAGAAACTCATCTTGGAATATGATAGCCCTAACATTTTTAGCAACCTCGCAGCTTAATTTAGAAACATGGAATGAAGCTGGGGGATTGCTTGGCATGATCTTTGCAGCATTATTTATTTTGATTGGAACTTTCCAATGGCACTTAAAAGCACAAGACAAGGAACATACACAAACAGTAAAAGAGATTTTAAAAGATGAGCGGGAAGATAGGAGATTGGCAAGGTTAGAACATACAGCATCCTATGAGAAGCTTTCAGATGTTATCTATAAGCTTTCTAAAAGTTTAAACAGGCGTGAAGGAGATTGATTCTCTAACAACCTTTGATTTTTTGTTTGCATTTTAATAGCCATGCCTCATAAATGTAACAGCGAAAGCGAGCAACTAACTCCGCAAGAAAGACTTGCTGAATTTTGGAGCAGACCTTCCTCTTATGTTCAGCCTACAATCATTAAATGTGAAAGCGAAGAAATGACTACGGATAAATTCATGCAGTCTTTTTCATCTTACGAAATGATTGCTGGGGGAAGACAAGTTCCTAACAGAAAACCAAAATATTAATATGCCTCTACCCGTAACAATTTGGCTTTATTTCTTATTCGCATTGATGATTTTTAGTCTTTGTTGTGCTTTTGTTAGTTGGATCTTTTCCGAGGTTAATAAAAAAAACTTGGAGGATTTAAAGCGAGAGGCAGACGAAAAATATTTTGAGGCTAATCACAAGCATTGGTAATGTATTCTTACACGGCTGAAGAAGATCCAGAGCTAACAATGAATCCCCAGCCTCACGGGATAGAAATCTCATTGGATAAAAGAGTGGTAATGGTTTGCTCTTATGGTGATGATGTTCCTATTTTTGCTACTGTAGAAAGTGATCCGCAAATCATAACCAATTTAGACCAAGTGATTTGCGCCTTATATGGTGGATTGCATGTAAAAAAGAAAGTGGCAGTGATGGCTTTATTTTGTTTAATGCTATTTGAAGCTTTATCTTTTCACGAAAGTAATCTAAAACTTGGGGCATCGCAATGATGCGACAAGCCGAAAAGCAAAACGCTAAAAGGCATAAACAACAAAAATAAAAACCGATGATTATAAAAGAAAATAGTAGCAAGAGCAATGATTACGAGCCAATCCCAAAAGGAAGACATGAGGCAATTTGCGTAACCATTGCAGGAATTGGAGAACAAGAAACAAGCTATGGTGTAAAAAACCAAGTTATTGTTACTTGGGAAATCCCCTCTATTGTTAGAGAGTGGACAAAAGACGGAGAGACACAAGAAGGCAGAGCGCAAATCAGCAGAACATTCACTTGCTCTCTAGCTCCTAAAGCCTCTTTGCGTTTGCTGTTAGAAAGCTGGAGAGATCGAGAATTTACCCAAGAAGAATTACAGGGATTCGATCTTAAAAAGCTGTTAGGCGTTTCTTGTATGCTCAAGATTAAGCATCAAACCTCTGCAGACGGATCAAGGATTTATGCTAATATTGCAGATGTTGAGCCATCAGAAAGCAAAGAAAAAATTGAGCCAGAAGCAACGCCTGTAATTTATGATCCTTACAACCATGATCCAGAGGCTTTCAGCAAGCTTCCAGATTGGATAGCTGGCAAGGTTGAAGCTCCAACAAGCGCAGGGTTAGAAGCAGACGTTGAAGAGATCGAAGAAATCCCCTTTTAATAATTTGTAGTAGTGTACAAAAACTGCCCCCCTCCTAAAATTATCGTTCTTTTTGGGTGGGGGGCTTATTATTTTTTAAAGACATGGAAACAAATATTTTCGACATAGAAACCGCACCTTATTCAGATGATGACATTCTGAAATTCGCAAAGCCTTTTAACTCAAGTGACGTAAAACTTGGGAACTTAAAAGACCCCGAAAAGATAGAAGCGAAACTTGAAGCTGCAGAAAAAGGATACAAGCAAAGTCTGTTAGACAAGGCAGCTTTAAATCCTCATACCAGCAAGATTTGCGCTATAGGATTAAACAAGGCACAATCTAGGGAGGTGCAAGTCCTTTGCGAAGTTGCAGAAGAAGAAATTTTAGAAATGTTTTGGGGATACTTTAGAACAAGTCATAATCCTTGGTGCTATTGGAGCGGATCTAACAATAAGGAATGTTTTGATCCAAGGCATATTATTGTTAGAAGCTGGAAGCTTGGCGTTTTAGTTCCTCATGCTGTAGTCAATACAAGAGGCTACCTAACAGATCAGTTTGTTGACCTTTCACAGATTTACATGTTTGGGGATAGCTACCCAAGTTACTGTAGTTCTGAGAACGCTTGCAAGCAGCTAGGGCTTTTTGGTAAAGATGAAGGATGCGGGAAAATAAAAAGTAAAGAGATGCTTAAATTTGAAGGCGTAGAGGGCAAAAACTTTCACCAAGTTCTAAAGACCGATGTAAATCTAGCATTGAAGTATCTAACAAATGATGTTGCAATGGAAAGAGGCATTGCAGAAAGAATTTTATGAGTAGCCCCACGCAAAGAACTTTAAAGCTACTCAGAGACGAGGGCTATACAGCACAGGTTGTAGAGAGGTGGTGTAGCTTCACGAAGCGTAGGCATGATCTATTTGGCATTATAGACGTTCTAGCAATTAAAGACGGGGAGACTTTAGCCGTCCAGACGACTTCTGGATCTGGAGTTTCTGCTAGATTGAAGAAAATGTTAGCCAGTGAGAACTTAGAGAAAATTTTAAGGGCTGGCTGGCAAGTTCACATTCACGGCTGGAGAAAGCTGAAAGTGAAGAGGGGGGGCAAGGCGATGAAGTGGGAGGTTAGATTAATTGATGTTAGAGATGAAATAGAATTTTGATGTTAATATTTGTATCACGTTTGATACACAAACAGATTTTAAGCCGTAATTTAGAATTTAAAAACAAACTAAACTTATGAGCAAAAACTGGAAGATTAATAAGATGAATGATGTGGCACTTCTAACAATGAACGTGCCAGATAGACCTGTAGAAAAAGGATGGGAGCAATACGTTCTCCTAACCTCAGATTGGCATTGGGATAATGCTCATGCGGATCTTAATTTGTTGAAGCGTGATTTTGATGAGGCTGTAAAACGAGATGCTCCAATTATGGCTTTTGGAGATCTGTTTTGCCTCATGCAAGGGCGTTATGATCCACGTAGAAGCCGTAGCGGAATGAGGCGTGATTTAGATGAAGATAACTACTTGGATCAAGTGGTAAACAAATCAGCCGATTGGATGAAACCCTACAAGGATCATTTTTGCTTTGCTTCAAGAGGCAACCATGAGATTTCTAACCTCCGCAATAATGATACAGACGTAATAGAAAGATTTTGTGAGCGCATGAGATTTGGAGGCTCTAACATTGTTACGGGTGGAATCGGTGGATGGGTTTTCTTTAGGGGGATTTATGGTGGCAGAAGTCACACTCAAAAAATGGCTTATCATCACGGAGCGGGAGGGGGAGGACCTGTAACAAAGGGAACGATCAAAGCCAACAGAAGATCGACATATTTACCCCAAGCGGATATGGTTGTTGCTGGTCACATTCATGAGCGGTGGGCATTAACTCAAGTTCAAGAAATTATCAGCGAACAAGGGCAAAGAAGTTTGAAGGATCAAGTTCACATTGCCTTGCCAACTTACAAGCAAGAATATGATCCAGATGGTTACGATTTTCATAACTTAAACGAGCGACCTCCGAAGCCTTTGGGCGGGTGCTTTTTGCGATTCTTCATGTATAAGGGAGCAATGAAATGCGAACAGATTTTTACCTAATTTGTATCTAACAAAGGGCTAGCCTAAAAAAAAGATGCTATGCAAAGCCTTATTCTATAAGGGGAAATGCAATCACTTTGATTTAGTGCTAGCCTTTTATTAATCTTATGGCTAAGTTTTAATCATCAGCGGGAACGACCGCAACCAAACAAACAACCAACACTACTACCATGAATTGGATCACACTAAAAAGCGAAGTTGAAGCAGACATTAAAAATGCTTCAATTGCTAACAAGAAAGCCATTGCTGCAATCTTGAAATTTGAGAGGCGCAAAAACACTGTAAGGAATAAGCTTGAAAACGGGGCTAGCTGGGAAGCGGCAACATGTTCACAAGCTTATTGGGATGCGCAAGACATCTTAGAGGATAAATTCCAAGAGGGAGAATTTCAAAATGAATGGAAAGCCTATTGCGACCAATTAGGAACACTAGGAAGGGCAAGCATGGGAGATCATCTTTGCTAAAATTGAATTACTAACAGAAACCAAAAACACTACTACAACAATGACAATTACAGCACAAAGAACACGACAAGTTAATGGAGTTAGCTACCTTAACCAGCACGTAGTTAGAAAGAAATCATTCAAGGGAGTTTGCGTTTCAGCTTGCCTTGCTTATGTAGGGATCAGCCCAGATCAATATCAATCCACTTGGACAACTAGAACGGGCAACTCTGCTACTCATGGCATACTTCGCAGATTTGGATTTGCTGTTAGAAGCCGTAAATCTTACATACCAAAAAGAGCAACAGTTGGAGGCATACGCAAAAGCATCCAGAAGCTTAACGATCCAGTTGGAACTGTTTACTTTGTTTCAGTAACAGGACACTTGTTAGCCTTAGACCAAAACGGGAATACTGTTATTGATACAGCCTCAAGGAAAAGAGACTCAAGAAGGGTGGTAGATATCAAGGCTGTATTCAAAGCATAACGTGACACGTTATAGCAATCTAACGTAAACCAAAAACACTACCACAAAATGAAAAACATTAAATCACTAGAGAAGCTACTTCCAGAAGGGGCAACATGGGATGAGGATCTAACGGAAGAAGGCGGGGCAATTTATGTCTATGCTCCAGATTGGAAAGCTTGGACTAACACGGACACTAACAGCATTGTTATGGAGTGGTATTCATTCAAGCCTTGGAATCAAACAAGAGCAACCATCATCGAAGCTTTGATAGAGGACATCAAGGGAGGCATAGAGGATGCTAATGAAGACACAATTCACGCAATGGGATGGAAAAAATAATTCGTAACGTCACACGTTACATAAATCTAAAAACACTAACACTACTACACAATGAACTATAATTACAATGACGGAGGAAGAGCGGATGGTTTACGGCTATTGGGCTAAAAAATAATTGCAGAATGAACTTCTCAGAGATTGAATAATGCCCTAGAAAGCTCAAGCAATCATGAACGAAGAAAGAAAGAACAAAGGATTCATCCTAATACATAGAAGCCTTGGAGATCATTGGCTATGGCAAGAGAAAAGGGTATTCAGCAAAGCAGAGGCATGGCTTGATATTCTCATGGAATGTAATCATTCAGAGCGGAGTTTTTTAATAGGTGATACAGTGATAACTTGCAAAAGGGGAGAGTCTGTCAACTCTATTGGAACTTGGGCTGATCGCTGGAAATGGAATAAAAGCAAAGTTGTTAGATTCCTTGGACTTTTGGAAAAGCAGAAAATGGTTGATCAATTAGTGTCACCTAAATCGAAACACCTAAGAGTCTGTAAATATGAGACTTATCAAACAACTCGAAACGCAAGTGAAACGCAAGTGAAACGCAAACGAAATCAAAGTGAAATCAAAGTGAAAACAAACAATGAATTAAAAGAATTAAATGAATTAAAAGAATTAAATAAGAGTGTTGAGCTTCCCCACAAATCTAGTTCATTCAAAGAAACTTGGGCTGATTGGATTCAGCACAGAAAAGAGATAAAAAAACCTTTAACTCATACAACAATTAAGAGACAGTTTAAGGAGCTTGAAGACCTAACCGAAAAAGAATCCATTGCAAGAATTGAGCAATCAATTAAAAACTCTTGGGCTGGATTATTTCCAACAAAAGAAAATCAAAACACAAAGACATCCTATGCCACTGCCAAGGATGAAGAAAGACAAAGAAATCTCAGAAAGATATGAACGATAAACAGAACGAAATACACCAAAAGATAGAATCCTTATTTAAGGAGATTAAAGAAATTCACGAAACGAAGCCAGAGCAAGCAAAAGAGAAACTAACAGTTGCTCTAAACTTGATGCGTTTAGAATACAAAAGGCTTAAATTGATTTAATGAATTTCACTAACAGCATCAGCGAAGCTTACGTTGCTTCATCAGTTTTAAACAATCCAGAGAAATATATTAACCATCTAAAAGCGGAAGGCATTACAGCCGATTATTTTCATAACCATTTACCAAAGATGATTTGGAGAATGGCTAACAGCTTCAAGGATGAAGGAAGAATAAACGAAATAGAATCACTAGAGTTTTCTGATCAAGTCAAAGGGCAATCTAACGGAAGCGAGCTATCTCATGATATATCACTTGTTAGATGTGAATGGCAGGGAGGCGAAATTTTAAAGCAGCATCTCAAGATCTTAAAAAATATGTATGCGACAAGATTTGCGCATATCGGATTGAATGAAGCACTGCATGGATTAGGAGAGGGATTAACAGCCGAAGAAATAGCGGATGCATCCAAAAATCTAACACAAGGCATCCTTTCTATTTTAGAAAATGAGGCTGGCTGGAAATCAGCAAAGCAGGGAGCGGAAGAATTTAGCGATATGCTAAGAACTATTCACTCTGACAAATCGCAAGCGGGAGTGCCAAGCGGGATTTTAGAACTGGATCAAATCACGGGCGGGTTGTCAGAAAATGAGCTTTGGGTAGTAGGAGCGCAAACGAGCGGTGGCAAAACTGTTTTGATGTTCCAGATTATGGCTCACTTTCTAGGGCTAGGAAAGAACGTCTTGCTCTTTAGCTTGGAGACAGAGGCTAGTAGAATACACGCTAGGCTTGCTGCAAACACCCTCAGAATAGACATGGGAAAAATACTGGCTACAAGCCATCTTCCTTTAATCAAAAACGACATCATCAAACTGAGAGATTATATTGAAGACGTAATAGCCTCAGACTGTCTAACAATTTGTGATACGGATTCTATCAGCTTGGAAAGCATAGCAACAAAATCACAGCAAGTTCAAGACTCTGGAAAGCGAATAGATTTAATCGTTGTTGATTACATTCAGTTGGTTTCCTTGATGAACTCCAAAGATAAACCAAGGCATGAACAAGTTGCAGAGGTAACAAGAACACTAAAGCAGCTAGCCAAGAAATATAAATGCCCCGTCATAACAGCAAGCCAGTTGAATGATGATGGAAAAGTTAGAGAGAGCAGAGCCATTGGGCATGATGCGGATGTTCTTTTAAATATTGGAGATGATTCAGAAAACATTTTCGTAGCTAAGAACAGAAACGGAGAGAGAAACAAAACTTTGGATTTGAGATTGAACGGAGCGATGCAGAGATTTGAATAATGAACTACGAAAAATTTCTCCCATCTGGAAATCTAACAGCCGAAACAATAACCAATGCAACCGCAAAACTTTGGGGGCTTAATCCAAAAAATCTAACAGGAAAAGGAAGGCAACAACCAGATGCTTTTGTTAGACAAGTTGCAATGTATCTTTGCTATGATCTAACAACTTTAAGTCTAGCTAAAGTAGGAATGTTTTTTAGCAATAGGAATCACGCTACAGTATTACACGCCATTAAACGCATAAAGCAAGCTATGGAAAAGAATCCAAAGATGAAAACAGCCGTAACAGAGCTAAAAAAGCATCTAACAGCCAATTCTTGAGCGATAGAACAGAAAAAATATGCCACATTAACCCTTATAGAATAAGGAAACTTGAAGATTTATTGAATCAATGCTTGTTATTTATCAATTCATTCAGTAGTTTCTAATCATCAGCGGGAGCAAACGCAACCGCAACCAAAACCAAAAACACTACTACAAACATGAAAACTAAAACAGTAACCGCATTTGCATCAGTATCAGAAGCAGTAAAACACGCTGGCATGGATCTAAGCTATAACAAGAGCCTAGCCCTACGTGACCTTAATGAGCTAGACCAAGAAGTAGAAGTAGCATACGCCACGGAGCAAGGGGAAGTTTATTACGAGTATCAGTGCGACATCAAACTACTTAACAAGTATTCCCCATTTTCTGGGTGCATCAGCAACCAAGGATTTGAATTGGTTTATGTTAAAGATGATACTATTCACTTTACAGAGAACTATGTTCCAAAGACTGACAAGGGAAGAAAGGCTATCCAGAACGCTGGAGTAATGGTCACTAGCAGCTAAAAAAACCAAGCCCCCTACGGGGGGCAACCTTAACACTACTACAAATATGAAACCAATTAAATCAGCGCAAAGAATCGCAGTTGAGCAGGGTATTAATCCCAAAACCTATGAGCCTTGGACGGATGAAGAAATTGCAGAGCTACATTATCCAGAATCAGCAGCAATAGGATTGCTGCAAGGATGCACGGATAGAAGCATTTCAGAGCTATCTCATTTAGCCCAAATGGTAAAAGATGATTCATGGACTAGAGAACAAATTTCCCAAAAAATGAAAGTGCTTATGGACTACATGAGAGGATCAGACTTCACAGCAAAAAGAATCTTAAACAGATAAACAACCAAGCCCCCGAAAGGGGGCGAACTTAAAAATATGAACACTACAGCAAAACTAACAGAATTAGATCTGGCTTATGCCAAGTTGCATAGCTTAACGCATAATGACATGATCGCATTTAAAGAAGACATGGAAAAGGAAATGGCTTACGAGATCAAGGCAAGAAAAGAAGAAGAATTTAACGAGCGCATGGAATGGGCTAACCCAGAAATTGACTAATGAAAAATCTGGATTGTTTATCACAAATAGGATTTCTAATAGTTCTGGCTCTTTGCTATTGGCTAGGAACAATTTGCGGATCTATCTAAAAAAATCATGAAAACAGAAAACATAATTAGAAGCGGATTAAACCCAAGGCAAATTTATATCTTGGAGACACTACTAGAAAAAGAAACTTGCACACTAAAAGAACTAACAAGCGATTTTATGAGCAGAGTTAATCTAACAAATGCCGTAGATGGATTAGAGATGCAGAGATTTGTAAAAAGGAGGCGTGATGTTCCAGACAGGCGAAGCGTTAGCGTTTCAATAACAGAAGACGGGAAACAATTCATCTCTAACATTTCTTAGCATGACAATCAAACACGATAGCAGGGAAGCGTTTCACAGATCCATCTACCAATGCGTTAAAGACGGCTTGCAGTTTGAGGCAGACGGAGAAGCATTAATTATTCATCTAACAGGAGAATACTAACAATGACGTTATACATTAACAGAAAGGTTAGCGGAACTTATGCTGAAACTGTAGATGAAGTTTCTAACATAACAGAAGCGGAACGCCTAAAATCAGAATATCAACTGTCAGACTCCTATGGTGTTTACTATGTAAGCACAAAACCATGCAGTAATTGGGAATCATGACCTAAAAAGCAGGTCATTTGACCTTAAAAACAGTTCATTCATTGTAGTAGATGAAAAAAAACAGCCTCGCAGATCCTTATAAACAAAGGGTTTGCGGGGCTTCTTTGGTAAAAGACGAAGATTTATTGATTTAGTGCTAGCCTTTTTTCAATTAGTCCTGTAGATTTTAATCATCAGCGGGAGCAACCGCAACCGCAACCAAAACCAAAAACACTACTACAATGAAAACAGCAACTAAACTAACCAAGCAAGAACACTCCGCAAAACTTCGCAAGGAGTGGAGCGAAATTAAAAACTCCCTAACGGCTGATCAGATCAGCGAAGCGGAAGCAATCTGTAAAGCTCACGGCTTAAACTTCTCCGCTACAGGATACGCTTTTTGCAAAGAGCAAATGGCACAAGCTAACCTAACTGGAACGCCTTATGTAGATTGCAAAACTTACGCTGGCTGGAAGAAAGCAGGGTTTCAAGTTTCCAAAGGGCAAAAGTCTTTCGGCTACGGAATCACTTGGTTAAAGGTAGAAAAGAAAACCAAAGAAGAATCTTTTATTTACCCCAAACAATACGCTCTCTTTCACGCATCACAAGTTGAAGCAATCTAAATAACAATCAGCCCCCGAAAGGGGGCAACATTCAAAACCAAAAACACTACTACCAAAATGAAGACAATTAATAAGACACTAAACAACGGCTGGAAAATCGAAGCGGAGCATGACGGAGAAAAGTATCATCTTTACCTAGAGTCAAGATGCGGGAAGTATTACGGCTCTCTTGCTCTGGCAGAAGATACAGGTTGCATAGATAACCACGGAACATTAGCAGAAAAGAAAGTGCCTCACTCAGTCATAGAAGCAGCGCAAGAATTAGAAGACAATCTTTGGGAACTAGAAGTCTAACAGAAATCAAAGCTCCCAGAAATGGGGGCAACCTTAACAATACAAAAATATGAAAAAACCAACAAAAGAAATAGTGCAAAACTTATTTGCAAAACTAATTGAAGATCACAATCTAACAATGAACGGGGATAAACTATATCCAGACATTTACACCTTTGGAGAAACGGAAATAGTTTTTGAAGATGAATACATTGGCTATCTGTTAGCTGGCTACGTTTCATCTAAAGTATTTAATGATTTAGAAGCAAGACTGTTAGATATTGGAATTGATATGATAGATTCTGACGGCTGCAAGATGATCATAGAAACAAAAGCAGCATAACAACCAAGCCCCCGAAAGGGGGCATTAACAAAACAAAAAACACTAATAAAAAAATGAATAATTACGAAACATACGTTATTGATTGGGGCGAAAAATGCAACGGGGGGAGATATGCAATACTGTTAGCTAAAGATCATTTGGATTTATGGTCTGCGGTTGATTGCGTAGGAGATCCGTCATCATGTAAATTTTCTAACCTATCTGATTACTTGTTAGATCCATACACTGAAAATTACATTGAGCTAGCAAAAGAGGGGGAAGCTTATTCTGGAAGCTATGAAACCATATTTAATAATCT